ATTTCCAAGAAGTCCAGAAATTCGATTGTAAAGTGAGCGTCCCATTCGGAACGGGCTTGGCGCAAAGTCCACGCCTTCGATCTGACCACCGGGAGCGACACGGGATTGAAAGACCTCGACTGAGACATTGAGAACAGCCGATTCAACATTTGAATTTCCGATATAGATCACGGCGGCAGCTTGTCCAGAGAGTGTCGCTGTTCCGGCTGGAATGGTTGCGCGAAGTGTGATGTCGGCGTTGGTTAGAGCTTGCGTAAAAATATAGGGCGATAACAATTTATCGGTGATGGCGCGAGTGCCGTTGAAAGTTGATGGGACGACTCCGGCGATGATAACTGATTGACCGACAACGAATTGATGTGGTCGTTGAGTTGTAAAATATGCGACATTAGATTCGATCTCGACATGAGTGACGGCGACGGTGTGAGCTGTCAACAGCGGCAGGATTACCCCTTCGGCTGTGTTTATTATGTCGTCGAGATAAGCGTCATCATAGAGAGCCGATGAGACGCCAAGCACCGAGCGCAACTGTGAAGCTGTGACGATACTTGGCATTTCATCTCCAATCTGCTGAGCCCGTCGGGAGCGGCGGACTCATGTCTAAGGGTCTTACTTATTGTTTCGGAATGCTCCACCGGCAAGCTTGATCGCGCAAGCTCCGAAAGAGTAGACGCCGACATTGATTGATCCGTCAGCTGTTGACTCGGCGCGTAGGTTGTATTGAGAACCTTCGTACCATGTATAAGCGTCTGGATTGACGATGATCATCGATCCGTCATCTGAACCGGCTGGAGCTGAGAAGTCTGCGAATAAATCGAGACCGGCGACATTTCCACGCAAGCTAGTAGGAGTCACAACACCGGCGTTATTGCTTGGATTAGAAGCAACATAGATCGGAGTTCCGCCGTTGTTGAGTGACATTGTGTTAGCCCATTGTGAGGCTCCCATAACGATATTGCGAGCGAAATCTTGTGTATTTGTGTAGACAGAAGCCGCACCGCGTGAGACGAATGCTAACAATTCCGCCGCTGTTGGGAATGTCGAAAGTGTGGTTCCATCGACTGTCGCATTCGCAACAAGGATCGAGCTGACATAGGCATTCTGAGCCTTAGCCATTGCCGCAACCATGTTATTGAGAAGCTCGGTGTAGAAAAGTGGTGAAGTTCTGGTCAAAAGTTCAACCGTGAAATTCTGTTGTCCAGCGAATTTCTTAACCGGAACAGATACGAATAGGGATTCCATATTGGTATCGCTGAACGCTGAGCCTTGATTTGTTTCGGCTACGGTTGGAGCGACTGTGATCTTTGGAATCTCAAAAGTCATTCCGGCGTCTGGCAAAGTTCCGCGAGAGATCGCGTCGATTGATGGACGGATTGTGTTTGATACTCCGTTGATGACTTCGGTCAACTGACGAGTTGGAACAAGTCCAGCCGAGTCGGTTGTGTTGTTGTCTGCCGCCAAAATATATTGACGAGCGTCCTCGCTACCGAGAGCCGCTTTGATTTTGTTTTCTAGATATTTTGGAGCTGAGAACTCCAAGCGTGGAGCTGTGTAAGCGAGTGGAGTTCCTGTCGCTTTGACATTCCGAGAGGCTTCAACCGTCTCGACGGCTGGAGCTTCGTTGACGATTGAGTCGGACACTTCGTCTCCTTCTGTTTGTGTTTCCTCTGACGGTGTGTCAGAAGCTTCGGGTGTTGCTTCGGTCGCCGCGACATCTGAGACGCGAGCTGATTTAAATGCTGGATTCGTGACAAGTGCCACGCCGACGATCTCTCCCGAACTGACGACCATCGTTCCAGCTTTGTCATAAGTAAATTCATTAGCCATAACCTCAACAGAAAATCCGTCACGGAGTCCATCTTGCGCTTCGACAAGTGCGTCAGATCCGGCGGTTGTGTTTGCTATTTTGAACACGCCATCGATTGCGCTCTTATCGGTAGAGAAATCCATTGACATACTCTTTCCGATTGGACGAGTTCCGTCATGCTCTAGGTTTAACTTAACCGGAGCCGGAATCAAGCTGCCATCGGTGAACATAACTTTCCCGGTTGACGCGTTAGCGGTCTCATTGAACGAGACAATTCGTCCAGCGATTGTGCGCTTGATTGAATCGGCGGCTGTGATCTGGATTGGGATTTCTAGCTTCATCGTATTAGATCCTCATCTTGTCGGATTTCATCGACGCTCATCACGCCAATTCGATTGAGTATTTCGTAAATCTGCGCGCGCTCTAGGGCTGATCCACGCAAGAAGTCGTCAAAATTAAATCGGATAACTGTGTTTGACGCTACGAAATCCGATTGTGAAAGTCTTTCCTCGATCGATGTCATGATATTTCTAAGGCTGAAATCGATCAAAGATTTCCGCTCGGACACGGCGTTGGTGTATGTAAGCGTGTTGACATCGGCTCCCAAGAAGTACGCCGGGATTCCTACAGCGCGAGCGCATTCGAGCGCGATGTACTGACGGGCTGAATTGAGCTGTAATTTTTCGGGATCAAATCCAAGTGATGTCAATTCAACATCGGCATTCAAGAACGCCGTCGCGCGTGTTGATCTGGCGACACGCCAAGCGTCAAGAAGTTTTGTGACGCGATCTGCCGGAAGTGCTGTTCCGTTAGATTTCAAGACCATCATCGGGACGGGCTCTTTTGCGTAAAGTAGAGCTGCTTTTTCAAGTTCGACGGCGCTGAGAATTGTGCGACCGGCGCGGTTGAGGAGCCCTTCGTCTAGTCCGTAGAATACTTTTAGAGATCCGTTACCAAAATTGGGAACCGTCATTCCATCGACGCGATACCCGGTGATTTCTGTGCCTTCGGCATTGGTAACGATCGAGACGCGAGTCGGAGCGATTCTTTGACCGGCTCGACATCTTCCGTCCTCAGCATAAGAATCGGTTTGTTGAAGATACCCATACCCGTAAAACAAAATATCCTCTGAGATCCAAGCCCAGACAGCGGAACCGGGAACGCGAGGATCAGGTTGATTTATCACTCGGGGTGCTTCGACGCGTTCGCCGGTTGACTTTATTCTTTGCTCCATTGGCAGCGAGGCAATCGTTGAGCAGATGATCGATCTGGCGCGGCTAATTGCCGGAACGGACATCGCTTGCGCGCGTGTAGCGACAAGATTACCGGCAAAGATATTTCGTGAATCTGTTGTGTTGAATGGTGCGAGATCAGCGGCAGAAATATCAATCGGCGACGGAACAGCATTAAGCTTTACTTCTGGAACGCCTGTCAGAATTTCACGCAATTTCATGCGCCAATTCTAGGCGATCCGCTACTCCTAACCGACGAGAATGTCAATCTCCGTCTCCGGGCGTGTCGCGTAATGTGTCGCCAAAGCTGACGCGACTGTCGCGCATACCGCAACCTTAGAAGCCTTGCGACCAATTACCCAAGCCCCGTCACCATAGGGAAGCCGTACCGCTGAAAGAACTTGCTTCGTGAGTTCGGCTTGGTTTGAATGGACAAGCCTTCCCGAAGTTATTGATCCGAGGAATTCATCACAGCTTTGCGCGTACTCCGCGCCATCGCAATCGATCACCGGGAATCCGGCAGGGATAAGCCTAGCCGCAACGGCTGACGCGGTTCGCTTCGAGAATACGATCTGATCGACTGAATACTTGCGGACATAGGGCGCGATGTCATTCGCGATTTGTTTGTCATCAAGTGAGATTGGATTGTGCCAAGTGTGCAAGAGCTGGATCTGGAATTTCTCATCGTCTAATCTTTGAGCGGCTACGAGTGCGCCATTTCTACGATCGGGAGATAGATCCAAGCCGAACCAAGTTGTCTTACCCGGATCAAGTGCAACAGTCGAGTCACCGGCATTACTCCACTCCACCGGCGGAATGCAAGGATTGATCGTCTCGACCCATTGGCAAAGAACCTCGGTTCGAATGACATCAATTGGATCGTTAAGAATTGCTTTCAGATTGTCGATGTGAATCGTGTGACCAAGTGATGGATTCGCACGACGCCAACCTTCAACATCATCAATCCGGCAACCGGCTGGAGCTGAGTATTCGAAATAGCCGATCTCATCGTCTCCACCAGCCGCCGCCGCCAGACCACGCTCTCGAAGTTGATTGAGAATGATTGAGTGATTGTCACCGGCATTCGATAGAGTCCAGACTTGCGGATTTTTTGCGCTCATCATTGTGTATCTCATCGAAGCCCAAGCGTCCTCGTCCTTGTGTTCGCGAAGCTCGTCCATGAATACTGTCTCCGGCTTTGAAATACCACGCGCCGCCGCGTTCGCCGCTTTGACAATATAGCGGTTCCCATTCTTTAGTTCGATCTCCTCGGCTCCGTGAGCCCATCGAATTTTCTTAACTTCCTCAGCTAGTCGATCATTGGATTCGATTAGGTTGACGATGTGCCGGAAAGTCTCCAGCGATGTCGTGAGCCGGTGAGCCGATCCGATTTGAAGTCCGTCGTTCCAAAGATACATTCCAGCCATGATCCGCACCATCATCAGCGTCGATTTTCCATTCTGACGAGCTACTACGACACAGATATTCGAGTGTTTCCACCTGCCATCGGGCTTTACTTTGTGCGCGTGTTCGGCTATCCATTCCTGCCAAGGAAGCAAAGGGAGCCCAATTTCCTTTGCAAATTCGATCAGCTCTGAGCCTTTTGACGGGAGATCGTTGAGCGGCGAGTGGATTCTTGGCGTGTTGTAGCCGTAAATTACACCGCCTAATTCCGATCCGTCCCGATCATCACCGACTAGAACCAGTTTCTTTCTATGGTCTGTCATGGCTAACCGATTCCGTCGGTTGTGAGCCGTTTTGCGGTGAGAAAAGACCAT